AACACTAGAGACAGAAATGGAACGAGTCTCTATGGCATGGTTAAGAAAGCCTATAACTAACTTGAGTACTGATGTAAAGCATGATACAATATATTAAATAACTTGGAGCACATGTGATGATAGATATTAACGAACCCATAGAAGTTTATAAAGTACTGATGTCCGAAGTGAGTGGTTACTTCATAGATGTTGCGGCCTCTAGCCCTGAAGAAGCCCTAGAGTATGCCAATATCAACAAGAAATCAGGGGTGTACAAGCCTTATGGCCTACAAGTAGTGGATGTATCACCCGTTGAGGTTGTAACTGAGGACACTCCATAGTCTTTATAGAGTACAGAAGTTCTATTGTGTCCTTATAATTAATTATAACAAACAACACTGAATATATTTAGTTGACTTAGAAAACTTAAAAGGATTATAATCTCCTTTCAGGATGAGTCAACTCAGGAATAAACTTATTTTAATAATAGTATGTTTATATACATACAACTGGAGATAGATATGAATAATATTACACCAATGTTTGCAAACAACAGCGCGTTAAACACCATCAAGGCTAGAGGTTATGGGTCAGCAGGGTTTGATATAGGTGTTTCACCTTTGATGTATAACACAGAGGAAGGTGAGGCCGTACACTATCAGAGTTCCAAGTCTGTTATCTACCGCACTGATACGGGTTCAGAGTTAGGTATCCACGGTCATGGTTACAAACCTGTTGCACCTAAACATATGATTGACGTAACAAGGAACATCATTGAGCGTTCTGACCTGTCCATCAATGGGATGGAGGAGACCATTCGTACATCACACAACGGTGCAAGAACCTTTGTTCAGTATCGTTTGCCAGAGCATACTTATAAGACCGCTGACGGTGACAGTGCGTCCCTTAGTCTGTTGTCCATCTCATCCTTTGATGGTACTTGGCCGTTCATGATTAGTGCTGCTGCGATTCAAGCAGCCTGTACAAACCTTCAGGTCTTTGTAGGTGGTGAGGTGTCAGTGTTTAAAGCTAAGCACACTAGGTCTTTGGACATTGAGAACGGTGGACGGGTGATTACTAAGTCACTCCAGTTGTTCCATCACGAGCGTGACCTGTGGCAGCAGTGGCAGGGTACAGATGTTACCGCGCAGCAGGCGTTTAGATTCTTTGCTGAAGCATTGAAGTGCAAGGGAGCTTTGAATCTTCTGAGTGACACAGCTTCTACTCCGTTAGATCCAGTGACTGTCATGTACGCTATGCCTAGACGTAACCTGAACTTAGAATATATCTGGAAGCAGTACATCAATGTCTATTCTAAACGCCTTGGACATAACTACTGGGCCGTGTATAATGCACTGACTGATTGGTCAACGCACCACGGTGCAACACGCACTGCAAGCTCAGAGAACATTGCAGCTATTCAGAACGAGAGACAGCAAGTAGTACGGGATGCTGTTAGAACTAGCCACTACATGAAGGCGGCATAATATGACAAAGACATTTGGTCAATACCACCTCAGTCTGAACCTGCGTAATGGCGTGGGTTTAGATCTGGAGTTCACTGATACAAGAGCTATCTGGGTTGTGATAAACGAAGGTGAGTACGAGGCAGCACAGTTCGAGGGTATTGTTTTATCTATGCCCTTCTGTGTTGTTACACTGGGCCGCATATACTTAGCGGAGGAGTGATCATGGCAACAGGACAGACACATGGCGGCAAAGGCAGTTCAGCTCGGCCAGTAGATAAGAAGAAGTTCGACAGTAACTTTGATGCGATCTTTAAGAAGACCTTTGCAGAACATAAAGACTATAAAGAAAAGGAGAAGAAGGATGTTCCAACAGACTCTAATGGGAAGCCCTAACCCTGATGCGATGGCTACTGCAAGGGCAGCAACAGATGTAGTAGAAGGTAAGGTTCCGCTCAGGACAGCGTGTAGTATGTACAACGTAAGAGAGCAGGCAGTCATCCAATACATCATCGACAAGACTGAATACGAAACCGTTCGACAGATGAGGGAAGAGTAGAATGATCCACGAAGAAGAATATATTAAGCATGCAATACAGCAGGTAGTCTCATGGCACTTAGCTCGTAACCTTATACACGGTTCAAGCGATAAAGATCAGGTGCTTAAACTTATACAAGAAGTAGGTGAGCTGTCGGATAGTATTTGTAAGGAGCAGTCACCCATTGATGACATCGGAGACATCATGGTTGTGTTGATTAACATCATCGTGCGAAACAACCTGTCAGTAACTGAGTGCTTGAACCATGCTTACAATGACATCAAGGATCGCAAGGGTAAGATGATAGACGGTATCTTTGTGAAGGAAGAAGACATGAACGGCAACAAGTAAGAGTTGTCAATTGATATTTAAAGTGATACAATCCTTAAACATTTTTAAACCAACAGAAGGAAAAGCAACATGGCAATACTACAAGGCGCAGCATTTTGGGCATCAGTAACTACACCCAATACAACATTTGAACCTGTCTACTCCGTGAACTTAGTTGTGGATGAAGCAACTGCCGAAGACTTTAAGTCTCGTGGCTTCACCATTAAGCAGATGGACGAAGGCCCATCGGTTGTTATTAAGCGTAAGGTCAACGGCCCTAACGGTATGGTTCGACAGGCTCCACGGCTTGTAGATGCACAGAAGAATCAGTTAGATGCCCGTGTAGGTAATGGCTCTAGCGTTAGAGTTCAGTACAAGGAGTGGACATCTGAGTGGAAGGGTACAACCTTCAAGGGATTAGACTTTCAAGCTATGCAGGTTATTGATCTAGTAGAAGTTGGATCACCTGATGGCTCAGAGTTTGATGCACTAGACAGCGGCATGGAGGATGAGCTTTAATGGGAATCATTACAGTAGAAGAAGTGAACTACGATACGGAGTTGCTCTCTTCGGAGGGCAACAACATCTTAGCTCACCTGATGCAAGCAGATAAAGCATTATCAGAAGCATCAATAACTATGGGCTTAATGAAAGCCGCAACGATTCAGCTTATTGCTGATCTTAAAACTAACCATCTCACGGAAGAGGCGATAGCAACAGAGGAAGTTGAAGCAACTGAGGAGTAAGCCGAATGGCTTTTGTTAAGAAGCATCAACCGTGTCACGACTGTGGTTCAAGCGATGCAGCAGCTATCAATGATGATGGCTCTGCATACTGCTTTAGCTGCAACAAGTTTTTTAAAGACTACAACAGCACATCGGAAGTGCAACAACTCGATACCGTAACGGACTTTGAAGTGTATCAAAGGAACAGTAAAATGTCCGACATACCTACACCACTATCCTCTTCTGCCGCCTTTGTAGAGTTGACTGACCGCAAGATAAGCTTAGCTACAGCTAAGAAGTACGGTGTCAAAGCTTCAATGGTTGGCAGTAAGATTGATAAACACTACTATCCCTACTTCAATGGACACGAATTAGCAGCAACTAAAATTCGTAAAGCTAACAAGGACTTTGCATGGACAGGGAGTTCAAAGGAGGTAGGGTTATTTGGAGAGAATCTGTTCAAGGCAGGTGGTAAGTTTATAACTTTGACAGAAGGCGAGTGTGATGCAATGGCTGCTTATGAACTTATGGGGAGTAAGTGGCCTGTTGTATCTATAAAGTCAGGAGCAGCGGGAGGTGTTCGTGATGTCAAGAATAGTCTTGAGTATCTAGAGTCCTTTGATTCTGTAGTCATCAATTTTGATAACGACAAAGCAGGCAAGGAAGCAGCCCAAGCAATTGCAAAGCTACTGACACCTAAGAAAGCTAAGATAATGACACTGCCTGTAGACTACAAAGATGCTAACGATATGTTACGTCAGGGTAGACATGCTGCTTATGTTAGTTCTTTCTGGGACGCTAAAATCTATACGCCTTCTGGTGTATTGAATCTATCTGATCAGCTTGGTGCATACCAGAAGCTTCGGTCAGAGAAGAAGACATCCATACCATATCCTTGGCGTGGACTTAATCAAAAGCTAGAAGGCATGAGAGCAGGTGAGCTTGTAACTCTTACAGGTGGCACAGGTCTTGGTAAGTCTTCAGTGACCAGAGAGATTGAACACTGGTTGATCAACAACACAGAAGATAACGTGGGTGTCATAGCCCTCGAAGAGAACTGGTCACGTACTGCCGAAGGTATCATGGCAGTGGAGGCTAACGCTAAGCTTCACCTTGATAGTGTTAAGGCTGAGTTTACTGACAAAGAGTTAGATGATTGCTACAAGAAAGTATTTATGGGTGACAACGAAGGGCGGGTCTGGATTCATGCACACCACGGTGTTAATAATCTAGAAGACATCTTCAGTAAGCTACGCTACATGATCATCGGTTTAGATTGTAAATGGATTGTAGTCGATCACCTTCACATGCTTTTATTCTCTAGCGTAGAGAATGATGAGCGTAAAGCTATCGACCAGATCATGCATAGGCTCCGTACAATGGTCGAGGAGACAGGCTGTGGTATGATACTGGTGTCTCACTTGCGTAGGGTAGAAGGGAATAGAGGACATGAGAATGGTATAGAGACAGGTCTTTCACATCTCAGAGGGTCACAATCTATTGCTCAGTTATCTGATTGCGTGATTGCTTTGGAGCGTAACCAACAATCAGAAGATCAGATAGAAGCATCTACCACCAAGGTCAGAGTGTTAAAGTCTAGATACACAGGAGATGTTGGCGTTGCCTCACACCTCTTGTATGATAACAAGACAGGACGGCTTAGAGAGATGGATGATTATGATGAAGCACAGTTTGCAGAGGAAATAATATGAGTAACTTAGTGTTCGATATAGAAGCTAATGGTTTAGATCCAAGTGAGATCTTCTGCATTGTGGCACAAGACGTAGACACAATGGATGTGTTTACGTTTGACAACACCCAACTGCAAGAAGGCTATGACATGTTGGCAAAGGCTACTAAGCTGATAGGTCATAACGTAATCGGCTATGATATCCCTGTCATCAAGAAGCTTGGGGGTGTCGATCTGTTTAACAAAAAGATTGTAGATACTCTTGTACTCTCTAGATTATTCAAGCCAACCCGTGAAGGTAATCATGGTCTTGAAGGTTGGGGCTATCGTCTAGGATTTAAGAAGGGTGACTTCGGAGATCAGGAAGATGCATGGAGTGTCTACACACCAGAGATGTTAGAGTACTGTAAGAATGATGTGTTGCTTAATACTAAAGTATATGAAGCACTCAAGGTTGAGAGCCGTGGCTTCACGCCTCAGTCAGTAAAAATAGAACACGCAGTAGCTAAGATCATTGACGATCAACGCACTACTGGATTCTTGTTAGATGTTCAGAAGGTCATGGGCTTGATGGCTATGTTCGAGACTAAGTTGCATGATCTGGAAGAAGAAGTTCAAGAAGAGTTCCGTCCTGTTGTAACTACTCAGATACTATCACCAAAGTTTACAGCCACAGGTGCAGTAGCTAAGACAGCAACAGATCAGCATGGAAAAGGTACACGGTTAACTGACGAGGAGTATGAGCGCATAGTCTTAGACATAAACTCTAAACCTATTGCTCGTAAGACTGAAAC